CAAACGTTGCATCTTGTTTGTTAGGAACAATTACTATTGAACTTATTTTTGGTGCAAGTGCATTGTGGATATAAGTTGATAGTTCAGTGTAAAAGAATGAATCTCCAAATGTCCAGTTGTTCAAACTGAAATAATCGTTGATTGAGTTGATCACCGATGTTTTTATGTCGTTATCAGTGATTGTCAGTGCCGTATTTTTAACAACTTTGAATGTAGCCTGTAATGTAGCATCTGCATTGGGACCGAACAGTAGTTTATATTTGACGGGTCTATAGACGATTTCATCTGATACGTTTTTGTATGTGCTCAGTGTTGGATCATATGATGTTCTCAGTGCCGCTGTGGTTGGTGCCGAAGGAGCCGTACCAATCTGTCCGTTGTATATCCATTGCCTAAATTCCGTGTCGTATGCAGTTGTTAAAATATGTAAATCTATCAAGTTACTGACAGATGGATCAATACGTCTATCGTATCTTGCCGCGTGTTCGTAATTGTAATTCAAACTGTCTCTGCCTATGTCTGCTTTGTAATCACCTGACACATCTACCAACGCACCTTTAGATGAATCGTATTGTTGTATGGTACCTGCGTTGAAGAAATGAAATAGTTGTCCGTTTGAGTATTGTGTGAGATCAACTCCACTGCCGCCCGATGACAACACAAAATCTGTGCTTGCCACTACGTCATAGTAGTCAGATGCTTTGCTTGTGTCTCGTTTGAAATACACATACTTTGCTGATTCGTTCTTAGTGGGATTAACAATACTTGCAAATAGATCTGGATTGTCTACCACACCGTCATCATCTGAATCATTGAAAGAAACAGCAACTTCTCTGGTGTCGTTAAACCCAGTGGATAAAACCCTGTTGCCAACTATGGCAAATGCATAATCCTCCGACAGTTGCACCGTGCTGTCAGGCATGGTGTTGAATTTTAAAACTTTGATTTGGTCTCTCACAACCTTGCCTGTGGTTGCGTTGAATATTTTTTGATCCTCGTCATAGAAGAATCTGTTCTTTGATGCAGATCTAAACACATAGTTCAATGTCCTTGTCTTGATAGAATACACTTGATTGGTTGCTGTGAACTGTAATAACCAACTACCATCTCTGTTTGCTCCCGATGTGTTACCTTGGAAACCTAAATCAAAAGATGTGTCTGCATTAAGATCTGTTTCTAATATAAATTGCCATTCGTTTGTGTCAATGTTGAATGTAAGTCCAAAATTTTGATAATTTTTAATTGCATCTATCATCAAACTTTCCACTGCCGCGGTTGTGTTTGTTGCGAATGCAGGAATAATCTCTTTTATTATTGCAGTGCTTGGCACTTTATCAGTTAGAGCAATTGGTCCGGTGCCATCTGTGAAGTTTCCTTGACCATAATTTGCACCATCTTGCTTTACACTAACAACCTTTGTCCATATCACTGATTGTGATCCTGCGTGTCCAACAGCACCCGCCATCAGTGTGCCGTTTGCCATGAAATGATATCCAGTTGGTGCTTCAAATTTTATTAATGCACCTGGTTTGACATACTTCAAATTGTTTGTGGTGTAATCACCAACTGCCAGTGGACCTGTTTCTTTGAAATAACCAGTATAAGTGTTGGTTGCTTCGGTGCTCAGTGTCCATGTGTAGTTTGACCCTGTGCTTTGCCTTGTGTATTTGTCGTAATAAAAATCTCTCACGCCCACAGATTTCAGCAAAGGATTAATAGTGTTAGCAATTATGCTTTGTATTTCACTGTTCGATTGATATGCAAAATTAGTTGTTGGCTCTGCAAATTCTCTGTAAACTAAACCTTCATCTGCAAAAATATTAGTCGACGAATAAGCACCTGTTGGATCGATCAAATCGTAATAACGTGATATGCCAGATGCAGTTCTGTTAACTGCTTTGGTTTTTGCAATGCCTTGGAATTGTGTGAGAGGCACAATCTGATAATCTTCCGCAGTGGTCATCCTGTTGTTGGAATAATAAGCCTGAGGTGCTTTTGTCTTAATGTCTAAATTTGATTCTGCCGCCACAGCATTGTCTACGGTGGTTTGCAGATCCATTGTGATTGTCAATGTGTTCTGTTGTCCTTTTGCGTTGATGTAATTTACTGATGCAGTGACACCACGCATGTCTCTTGGTCTAATTGTGTATGTTGAATTGATAGAACTTCTGTAGTAAGCACGGAATAGTCCATTTGGATTCTCTCCAAACACTCCGTCTGCAAATACCAAGTCAACTGCGTCATTGGCTCTTGTGTTTACACTGAATATTTTCCTCACAGATTCTGACAGCGAATTGTAAATTGCGTTGTTGCCTGTGATGGCAGGAATTTTTGTCCATGCATTGTCTATGGTGCCATTCTGTGTAAGGTCGTACAACCAAACATCCGAATTGTTGATGTTGTTCTTGTCTATCGAAACTGTGGTGTTTGGTGATGGGTTGCTTACTGTAAATTCTGAAAACCCTAAGTCGCCTTGTTTGAACAACATGAAGAAACCTGTGTTCTCAGATGAGTTGCCTTTGCCATCTGCTCTATACAACATGCCTAGTCTGTTCCCTGGTATGGGTGATTCTTCGTAAATGTAATTTTGATTTCTGAACGTTGCACTCACAATCTCAAAAGGCATTGGTTGTGAATTAACGTTTCTTGTGAACTTTAACACCGGAACATCAACATTAGTGGTTGCAAATTTATATTGATGTGTTATGATGCCACCAATGCTGTCTTGTATCGCAGGTGATCCAAATTTTTGTGTGCCACTTAGTGATGCATTCACCACTGCCACGAACTGTTCTAACCAATTTGAATTGGTCGGATCACTCCAACTTATCACAGAATTGGATAAGTCTGCTCCGGAAGAATCTGTTACAGATTCTGTGGTGCTCACACTTGTGATTTTTATTAGTCCACTTCCTGCTTGATTTCTTTTGGGCACATAACTTAACAGTCTTGCTAGACGTAATATACTGTCACGTCTTTGTGCTGTGTCTATGAAGTTTTCTCTCGCATTTAGATCTGTTCTGAATGACAAGTTCTGTCCAAGATATGCAATCAAATCTATCAGTGCAATATACTCTGATGATTCAATGTAATCATTGAAATCTTCTGGATAATTGTTCTGCAAGTACTGTATCATAGTCCTGCGTAGTGTGTCAAAATCGTATGATGCAAAATCACTCTGCTGGAAAGATCTATAGATCTTTTGCCAGTCTTGTGATATTAGTAAACTGTTCTGTCTATCTGTTGTGGCCATGTTATGTGTGTATTTATTTTAGTAATAATGTGCGTACTTATTAGTATGCTGAAGGCACACTGGTATTGGAGCCTGCTTGTATCGGATTAGACGTTACTGCAAGACCTTGTTCCTGATTAAACGCAAGAGATAGCGATTCTCCTATGCTATATGGAATATATGTGATGTCTAATGAAATGTTTAAGCCATATTCTTGTTGTTGTATTTGTAATGTGTCTAGGCGCCATCTAGGATCTCTGCCAACTATTTCGATCACATCTTCTTCTATTGCTTTGCTAAGGTCAGATGTCATAGGTTCGAACAGCATATCCCACACGATAGTACCATAATCAGGTAATTCTAGTTTCTCACCTTTTTTGATGTAGAATGCGTTCAGTAAGTCTGTTCTAGCAAGTTCATAATCATACAGTGTGTTGGAGTCGAAATCCCTGTTAACAGTGCTGAATCCAACGTAACTTTTGATGTTTCGTGGCGTTGCTCGATTATCGCCAGTGGTAGTTTTTGTTAATTTTACTTTTGCCATATTACCCTGCGTTTGTGTCTCCGGATCCCGCCACATGTGGATGTCCACAATTTGCGTTGTCGCCTTCTCTTATCACAAACTTGCCTCCCGCTTTGACAGTGCTTGAACTGTCCACAGTGCTCATTGGTGCCGCGTGTATGCCTATGCCGTGGCCAACATGTGGTCCATCGCCCTTGACATTGATAGGTGCTCCGTTCACGATCACGTTGCTGACTTGTCCGTTGGCTAGTGTGCCTCCCGATATGTTGCTTACTCCTATTTTTGTTATTGCTGGCATACTGTATTTAAGTCCTTGTGCTTAGGTCATTTGGTGACTTTTTGTCTTTGAGTGGTTCCAAATATTCCCTGTCTGTCCTGTCACGTGTTACAAGGCTCCTAACTTTATCCTCGTGCAATGACCATTCTTCATGCACAGGCACTCTCTTCATGATTGACCTTAATTGTAGTTTTTTGCCGCTGACTGTGACTGCTCTCGAATCTGTACGATAAGGAAACACAAACTGCTCGTCTGTGTTTGGTAGTTTGTGTACCTGTAACGATTCTATGGTTGCCTGGTCTGCTGTTGCTGATTCTCCTGCTGTGGTTATTGCTACAGTGCCAGAGTTCAAGTTTATTGTGCCACCATCTATGTCAGTGCCCGCATTTGAAACTTGCAGTTTTGCTGTGCTTTTCAATGAAGTGTCGCCCACACTGTCCACGTTTACTTTACCTGTGGTTTTCAAATTAAAATTGCCCACCACACTGTCAGCGTCTGTGACTGCTTGTAGATTTATGTTTGATGTCAAACTGTCATCTTGGTTTAAAATATTTCCTGCTAACACGTCTACATCACCTGTGGCATGTATTCTCACATCTTTACGTTGGAATATTACACTTGCAGGACCTTGACCTGCTATCTGCGATGCACGGATGTCCACGTGTCCACGCAACGATTCCATTTTGAAATCTTCATTTACTTCGATCCTGCCTTCGCCCTTTGCCTTGATGTGTGTTTCGCCTGCTGATTCCAATCTGATTGCGCCTGTGCTGACCTTGTCTATGGCAGGATCATGGTATGCGTTGACGTCAGTTCTGGTTGTGCCAGCCGCTTTCATGTTGATGTTCCTGCCCGCTTCTATGTTGACATCTCTGTCTGCCCTGAAATTGAAATCTTGTTTGGTATGCACACTCACAGAGTCGCCGGCGAATATATCTATCTTGCCGTCTTTGGTGAATTCCATCCATGACTTGCCGTCAGCAGAGCCGATGTAAATCAAACCCTCTGTGTCATGCATCACTATCTGATGTCCTGTGCGTGTCCTCAATCTTATCAGTTCGTTGGTCTTCTCTCCGATTGTTTCGTTGTTGACATTTTCCTGTGGTGTTCCGTCGTCCATCACAAAGGTGTGTCCACCTTGTCTTGAGTTTGCTCTCTTGATGACCCTACCGTCCTTGTCTTGTATGGCACCATGAAGGTTACCTACGTCTGGATTGTTGGATATCTGCCCAAACAAATCAACTGGTCCTGGAGTTGAAATTCCAAACACCTGCGACGGTGATTCTCTCCTTGCGGATGATGACGTGTTGCCTCTCACATTGTCATTGGCCAAACCTTGTTCTATTAGCCTGTCCACAAATGGATGCACAGGTTTCCTAGTGGTGTCGGGAGTGGTCCTAACAGATTCCGCCTTGTTGAATTCCGTTGTTGGTGTGGCACTGATTTTTTCTTGTATCAGTTCTGAATCGTAATCAGCACTGTCCTCGTCTACGTTCTTTAACCTGGTGGAAGGATTACCCGGTAACATGTTGTTCATATACAGGTCTATCGGATATCCTATGATGTAACCCCTACTGAGATCACCCTCTTCGAACATCACCGCACACTGAGTTTCTATGTCGGGTGGTGGCATCCACATTCCGTATGACTTTTGTGAATTACTCCAGTCCTTACTGCCAGGCTTTGTGAGATTGCCTGGTGTGACTCCGTAGAATGGTGTCAGATATCTAACTGTGATCCAGGTGTCAGGATTGGCTTCCTGTCCGCCGAATGCCCCAACAAACACTTTGACCCTGCCGTTGCGTTCTTGGTCTGTGGTGTTCTTGATCTTGCCGATGTACAGTGCGTGGCTGGCCACACGATTGCTGGACGTTATAAAGTCTCTGTTTGGTTTGGAAGTGAATTTTTCTGTTGCCATTATCTTGCTACCTTGGTTCTTTCAAAAGTATCATATGTAGGAGTATAGATATCACGCCCACTGCCAGTCTTGCTTTTCTTCTTCTCTAAGTATCCGTTCTCTACCTTCCAGTCTATCTTTTTCTTACGACATTCATGCTTACCACCTCCTGCATCTAAACATTCATTTTCAACTCTTTTGCCTCCTCTGAATGCCGCATCTGCCGTGCTCACAGTAACGAATGTCACTCCGGTTGATTGATCCAACGTAGGATTTGATTTGCCTTCGTAGTATTCTTCCTTGGTCAGTCCACCGTATTTGTCCGTGCCTGACGTTTTCTCTTCGGAGATGACTTCAGTGACTTCTCCTCCGGTTGTAGTTTCTTGTGTGACCTTCTTAACTTTTTTATTGCCGTCTATCTCTGTTGTTTCAGTCACCGTCCTGTTGCCCACTTGCGTTACTGTTGTGCTTGAGGCCACACTTGCTCCTCCTGGTCCAATCGTAGATCCTACTTCCCGACCATAACCCGATAGTAGTTTGTTGTCCTGTGTTATCATTTGTCCACCAAATGAATTCCCAGTTACCAATCCAGTGACTGTGTTGGTCTGAGTGTGTGTTCCGTCGTTGTTGGATGCCAACACATTGTCTGCATTGTTGCTGTAATCTCTTTGCTCGTTTTCTGTGCCACCCGAGTTTGTGGATGCTGTTGCAGTGGATGTAGTCCCACCTGAGTTGATACCTAAATTTCTAATGATGTTGTTGATGTACAATCCGCTCCTGATTGTCGCTTCTGTGGGTGTGTCTACTTGTGTCTCACTGCCTGTTTGGAATGTGTCGGCGGATGCTGGTGCTACTGCCTGTCCTCCTGCCACTCCATTCGTCATGCCAGTCTCTTGTGCCTTTGGTTGTTCAAGTTCTTGGTGTCTACATCTCACCATGCCCAGTTGCTGTGTGAATCTGCCTTCCTCGAAATTGCTTGCCACTGATATCAGTCTGTAGAACCCACCAAAGAATGATGTGTCATACTTGCCACTGCCTTGCAGGCCTGCCATCAGTCCTGTTTCATCATCGATGTCTGTGGGTGTCTTGAAGTTCACTCTCACATACACCTGTCCGTTGTTGGCGTCAATCGAACCATCTTCAAGTTCGTATGCGTTTGCCTCACTGCGTGGAAATACATTCGGATTGAAATCTTCTTGTACCAAGTAGTATGGGTCTCCCAGTATGTCCAGTTCTAGATTGATCAAATCTGCCTGTGGATCTGACAGTTGTTTCTTGATTATTGATGCAGTCTTATACCCAGGCACTGCTCCTAATTCACCACCTTGGGTTTCCGCCCTGGCGTCAGTGTCAGTGATCTTGGTTTCCACCACTGCAAGTCCTTTGTCAACTGCCTTGTCTCCTTCTTCACTTTCTCCTGTTCCGTACTTTTTGGTCAGCACTTCGCTCTTTGTCAATTTGTTGTTGGTGCCACCCGGTGTCTTGTCGTCCTGTGCGGCAGTGGCGGCAAAGAAAGCAAAATTGTATTGCAGGTCAAAATTCAGTATGTCCCTATTCTTGCCTGTGTAGATGTAATCGTATTCCCTGGCGACTTCTTTGACATTTATTTTCACACTCGGATCTGAGTTTGGCAATGCCACATATTGGTCAACCCAGTATGGGCGTACGATGAACTTGTTCGGCGTTTTGCTTTTGTTGGCTGTGATCCATTTGTAATCAATCTTGTACCATGGGACTTCGCCATATGCGTTTACATCCACGTTCATAGTTTCGTCCGTCTTGAACTGACGCATGATGTAATCACTCGAATCTATAATGGCTTGGATTATACTGAGTACTGGTGTGCCTGCGTTGTAGGTGTACACTCTTGTTGCGTATTGGTCGTTGAATTTGATCTGTCCAGCACCCTTGGCTCTCAATTCCTCTTTTATCAACTTGCCTTCTTCGTTGAGTTCAAAAGTTACCTTGTTGGCGGAACTGGAGAAAGCATCATGGTTCATTGTTGACTTGAACAATTCGATAGCCAGTTTAGAATCTGCGCCTCCACCTGTGAGCAGTATGTCCGAGAATGGTACCTTGCCTGTTTGTGTCTGTGGCACATCATACAATCCAACGTTGTATCCTTCTATCTCGGAATCTTCCTGTCCTGGTGTGGTGCCATACTTGAAAGGTTTGCCCACAATTTTTAGATCGTAGCCTTCTCCATTGGTTTTTATCTTAGGTTGTTCATTCAACTGATCCTGTAGATTGTACAGCAGTTCTCCCACTGTGGCTCCCTTGATGTTTATTGGTTGATCGATCTTTGCCCTGTTGTCTGTCAGTGCGTTGGCATTGTATGGAACTGCTGTGAAATTATATTCCGTGCCGCCACCTGTTACGTTGAATTGGCAGTTGACTATTTTCAATGGAAAATATTTTTCAACACCAGAGTCAGAAGGTTTGCCTTCGTCATCCATGCCATAAAATTTAAGTTTCAACAGGTAGATACCTTGCAAGTAATTAGAATGTCCGGCATCCACAGCGGCGTCATGCAAGTCATCCAGCAATGATGCTCCAAATGGTTCAAGCACTGTAAATTCCATATTATGTACGTTTGACGTAACAGTTGCAGAATTCAATCCAATGGTACTGTTCAGTTGCATATTTCTCACGTGGTAATTGAGTTGCGAACCAGGTGCAAGTTCAAATGATCTTTTTGGTAAACCACTCGTTTTCAAAACAATACGCCTGTCGGCGAATCCGCTGAAGTTTCCTGTTGCATACTGATTCTTGGTCATTGCTGATAATTGGAATTCATATGTGGACGGTTCTAACCCGTACAAGATGTTCTCACCTATGTTCCTTGTGGACATCACTGTCTTTTGTTTTCTTTTTTTCTGTGCAGTCTTGGTGCCTTCCACTACATCTGATTCACCTGTTTCGCCTACTGAGACTTCTTTGTTGTCATCGATCTGCACAGGAGTTTCCAAGAACCCTGGTGGTGGTTGTGTGTTGCCGTATTCAGGTGTTGCTGTGGTGCTCTGTGCCACTGCACCGTTCTCCGCCGCCAGTCTGTTCCTGTCAGTGAAAGTCTTTTGCTCCGGTATCACACCAGTTTTCACACTGGCTGTTTGTCCGGCCGCTTGGTTGATGGCCAAACTCTCTTTCACGTTGGGTGCGTTCACCAATGGTTTTGTTTCTACCACTGGCACAGTCTTTTGTGTGACACTGCCGTTGTAGGTTTTGGTATTCACCACTGGTGCAGTCTTTTGGGTGATTTCGACACCATTTGGTTTGACCGGTGCGTTCACCTGCCTGATATGGTTTGCGATCGACTGTTCCTTCTGTGCTATTTGATTGTTGTATACTGTTTTATTTTGTGTGGGCAGTTTGTCCCATTCCTTGTTCTTGATCATTATGTTTTTTTGATCTTCCAATTTGACAAGGTCATTTAATTGACTTTTTATCTCGGGTGCTTCGAAAGATTTTTCATCCAGTTTCAGCACTGGTTGGTCCACAGGAATGGTTTGCTCTCCTGTGAAAACATTTCTGTGATTGCTCTGGGTCTCTACGTATTTCTTGTTTGCCTTGATGTCCGACGTGGTTGCGTCACTGCCATTGTAATATGACTTGCTCCAATCTTTCTTTTCCGTTACCTCGCCATAGCCTAGTTCTTCCAGTGTGGTCAGTTCAGTCTCATTGCCAGTGACGTAATTGTAGGCATCAGTAACAGTGTCTCTGAGTTCACCACTTTTGATGAATGCGTAGGCGGCCGCCAATGAAGTGAAAGCAAATGCGCCTACATAGTAGACTCCTCCGACTACTTGGACTACCATGTTATGCTCCTAGGCCTGCGTCGATGTCGTCCTGTCTTGGTATTCTTATGATGGTGCCCTCTACGAAGTCATTCACAGGATCTTTGAGCACGTCTGGATTCCTCACACTGAACACCCACCATAGTTTGGTGTTGCCATACAAGTCATGAGCCAGTAGGTCCGGTCGTAGGCTGTAAA